ATAAAAACCGATTTTTAATGCCTTTATTCTTTAAATACTAACATTATAATATTATTTATTAATGCATGTATTTTATATGTATTATTTTTTTGATCCTCTCCCCTACTCCACCCAAAAATATTTTTTTTAAAAAACTCTTTTCCGCTTCTACCCTCAGAAAGTCGCAAAGTCGCTAGAAAAATTTTCAAAAAATTTTTTTTATTTTTCAGAAAGTCGCAAAGTCGCAACCAAAAAGAGCCTTCTTTTCAGAAAGCTCTTCTCGGAGGTACACATATGGAGATATGCCGTCATGCTAATTATCTTAGCTAAATATATTTTAGCAATTAAAAATTTAAATGTCAACAATCTCCTTATCTTCTGCTTTTAATTCAATTGCATTTTCCATTGGAGATTCAGGTAATGCCTCTAATAGATCATTTTCTTGATTTGGAATATCTCCAGAAGCGGTTTGTACTGCTTCAATTTGCTGCACATCTTTCATGCCCATATAATTCTTTGCCCTAAATATCCAAACCGCAGAAGGTATCTTGCCATCATTCGCCATAGAACTCTCCATTAGTGCGATTGTGTCTTTTGCACTTTTTATTATTGGCGAGAATTCGGCAGTTTTATCAAAGTTCCCCGTACTCATATCATAAAAAGTCCTAATAGGAATACCACAAGCAACAGCAAGAGCCTCATAAGTTGGAATATTTCCTGTATCAATACAAAGTTGAAAAAGTTCATCTAATCTTTCAGTCATTTCTTCTGGAGTAGAAACACGAAATTTATTAAGTTTAGCTACTTGAAGAGCGAAAGAAATTTTTTTCTTCTTATAAGATATATCTAAATCGTTAGTTGCTTTTTGAACGCTAGTATGTTTACCAATATTATCAACATGTGCCATGATTTTAACTCACTCCTTTACAAAAAGTATAGCAATAAAGTCGTTTAAAGTCAAAATTGATTTATTAGAAGCAGTAAAGTCGAGAGCAAAAGTAAGAAGTAAGACAAAAGTAAGACAAAAAGTAAGAGCGTGAAAGTATTGATATTAATATATTTCTATTATATATAATATATATATTCTTACATTCTTACATAAATATATTATATATACACATGGAAAAATAATATTTATTTTTTTTGGATTTTTATTTTTTTTATATATATACCCTATTTTTAGCCAATGTAAGAGAAAAAGTAAGAGTATTCCAAGCCTTTGATTTTAAAGGGTTTAAAGTCCTCTTACATTCTTACATAGGTTTTTAGAAACACTAAAATCTGACAAAAATAAAAAGTACAAAAGATAATATTTTAGAATTATGTAAACAGTAAACCCTATCGTTTTGTGACATTATGTAAATTAACTGTATAAAGAAAAATATGCTTCAAGCAAAGAAACAATAACTTAATCAAGAGTATGTTTACATAAAGTTTAACACATAATATAAAAAATAAAAAAATTTCAAGAAAACTATTGACAGAGTTAAATGGTAGTGCTAATATAAAATTACATTTAAAGAAGGGAGAAGATATATGTATAGAATAAGAAAAGAAGAATCTGCCATATTTAAAGATTTCAAAAGTCGCATCTATGAGAAATATATTGGCGTGGCTAGTACTTATATTTGTAGCATTTTAAATGGAAATCGCCATTGTACTGTTTCATTAGCAAAAGCAATTATTAGTACAAGATTTAATATTTCTTTTATAGATGAAAAAATGGAAGAGTATTTAGAAAAATATTTTGCAAAGGAGAAATAAAATGACTATTGATTGGGAAAACTTAAAAAAAGAAGATTTATTTGATAGAAAATTGTATGAAAGTATTTCCAATATTCAAGATAGTTTTGAGAGAATTAAACAAGAAGAGAATTTGTTAGGGGTAGCAAAGAAGTTTAATATAAAAGGAAAAGTAAAACCTTTATATGAAAAAATAAGAGAGCAAGCAGATTTTGAAAATACAGGAAGATCCATTATAGACTTTGGAGAAAAAGCACCAATTAGAAAAATGGAAGCCCCTGGATATTATAAAGATTCAAAAGGACATATTAGAGTTAAAGAAAAAAACACTTTAGTTACAACTACATTGTTACAACCTATTGCTATTTTAAAAAACTATGAAACAGGAGAAGAACTTGTAAAATGTGCTTTTTTGAGCAGAGATAAATGGAGTACATTTATTATTAATAGAGAAGTTATTGTTAATAATGGGAAAATTACAAAATTGGCTAATAAAGGCATAGATGTTACAAGTGATAGTTCTAAGTTGTTAGTTGGTTTTATTAGGGATTTACTTAATAATAATGAATTAGAAGAAGTACAATCAACAAGCAAAATGGGATGGCATGAAGGAGATTTTTTGCCTTATGGAAAAAGCATTGAATTTGACGGAGAAGAAAGTTTTTCAGAAGCATTTAAAAGTTTACATTCTAAAGGAGATTATGAAAAATGGTATGATGAAATTCATAAATGTAGAGAAAACAATGTTCCATTAAAATTAATGATGGCAGCAAGCTTTGCAAGTCCACTACTTTATTTGTTGGGAAGGCAATCATTTGCTACTCTTTTATGGGGCAAAAGTGGTGGAAAGAAAACTGTTGCAGGTAGAATTGCTATGTCTATTTGGGGAGATAGTCGAGAAGGAAAATTAATGTTTTCTATGAATAATACAACAAATTTCTATTTTAGAACCGCTGAATTTTTTAATCATTTGCCTGTGTTTTTTGATGAATTTCAAACATTTGTAAAACAAGGCGGAAATATGGACAAACTAATTATGTCATTAACAGAAGGAATTGACAGAGGCAAAGCAGACATAGATGGGGGAATCCAAAGAAGTAAGACTTGGAAGAATATCTTTTTATTTACAGGAGAACAAAGTATTAGTGATATTAATTCAGGTGGTGGAACACTTAATAGGCTTATTGAGATCTATATCACTAAAGATGTCGTAGAAGATGGAATAAAAACTTGTGATGTTTTAAATGAAAACTATGGGCATGCAGGAAAAATCTATATAGATTATATAAAACAGATTCCAATAGAGAAATTAAGAGAAATGTTTTTAGAAAAATTACAGCATATTAAAGATTTAAACATAACAGAAGAAAAACAAGCTATTAATATGTCTATGTTACTTTTAGCAGATGATTTGGCTTGTAAATGTGTATTTAAAGAAGAATATCCTTTAAAAGTCGAAGAAACAATACAATATATGTTTACTAAAAATGAAATAGATAATTCAGAAAGAGCTTATCAAGATTTTTTAGATTTCTGCGATATGAACAAGTCTAAATTTAATCCAGAAAATCAAAAATTTGCAGAGTTTTGGGGAACTATAGATGAGTTTGAGATTTCAATTATAACTAAAAAGTTTAGAAATGTAATAAAAGAAGCTGGATTTAATCCTACAAAAATTTTAAGAGAATGGGAAGAAAAAGGATTAGTAGAAAAAAATTCTAGTGGAAGATATTCAACAAAGTTAATTCGTGGTGGAATACCCGCAAATTATACTATAGTGAAAATAAGAAGAAAGGAGGAATAAAAATATGTTAATTGTTAATGGAAATCATCCAACTTCAAGATATATAACTATTAATTTAGATTATATTTATCAAATTTTTGTTTTCCAAGAAAATTCTGGAGGGTATTCTGTATGTTTAGGAATATGTGCAGGTAAAAGTGTAACCTATTTTAATATTGTAACATACAAAACAGAAAAAAGAGCAGAAAAAGAAATAGACAATATTCTTGAAGCATATGCAAATAATGAAAGAGTGTATTTTATAAAGGAGGAAAACGAATGATAATAATAGATCAAGAGAAGAAAACTGTTGTCAATACAAATAAAACCTATTGCATAATTCTTAGGAAAATAGGTTCGAAGTTCTTTGTTATAGCTAATTTTGGACTAGATAAAGAGGTTTCGTTGGGAACATATTCAACGCAAGAGAATGCACAATCAGTATTAAAGAGAATCATAGAATTATTGCCATTTGAAGGAAATGTATTTTATATGCCAGAGGAGGAATAAAAATGTTGACAAGATACTTAGGCGAGGTAATTACAGATAACTTTAGCACCTACAAAGTCTATGTGGTACAAAGGATTGAAGGCAAACATACATATGTAGGCGTAACAAATTATGAAGAAAAAACAATTAAAATAGAACATGGCAATTTATCAGAAATGATTCTTACGTTTAAACATGAATTAATGCATATTTGGTTGTATGAACATGGATATAAAGAACAAGATGGTGGTTGTTTTAGTTTTGAAGAAGTTTGCGAAGTAGCTGCAAAGGCAAGTAGATTTATCGAAATGAACGCAAATGAATTTAATCAATATTTTTAAAAGGAGATAGGAGATATGCCATATAAATGTGAAAACATAAAATTAGGACAATATGATAGAAGAAGAAAATTAACAGAGGATCAAAAAGAAGAAATTAAACATAAATATAGTACAGGTTTATAT